AAATAATATTTGTCGAATCACCTCTATACTTCTGTGGGTGTCGAGGTTTAAATTTTCCTTGCATCAAAGGCATTATACATTACTCATATAAATAAAGTTATCACTTTATGTATTTATACAGGATAAAAGTAAATGGCAAGCGGTAACGAAACAGTTAATGCATCAAAAAAAGATTCTAGCTTAGAGGTCTTAAGTTTTCCCAGTAACCTGGGCGTACACCAAATGATCTTAAAATTTTATGAATACGACTACTCTCGTGTGTCGAAAGGTAAGGGTGCTCATGGAGTAAAAGCATCTATCGCTTTGCCGTTGCCGCAAAATATTGTTGATCAATCTCGCCTTGAGGTTGGCGGCACACAGTTGGGTGTGCTTGGCGGAATTACTGCAGACATCTCAGGTGCTGCAAAGTCAGGTAATCTAAGTGCTAATGCACAAAAAGACATCAGTGCATTTAAAAATGAAGACGGTTCATTTAAAGGTGCTACTGAAATGATGAGTGCTTTTGCGAATAATTTTAAAGATGTTATTGGTTCGGGCATGGATGCATCTGTTTATTTGTTGAAAGCAGGTGTAGGAAGCATTGCTCCGCAGATAGGACAAGCATTATCAGCAACAAGTGGAGCAGCAATGAACCCACAAACAACGCTTGTATTTGACGGTGTTGATCTAAAAATTCATAACTTTGAATGGTTATTGTCTCCTAAGAATGAAAAAGAACAGAAAGAATTAGATAAGATCATTCAACTCATACAATATTACATTCATCCTGACTATAAGAGTCCTGCCGCAGGATTAGAGTCGTCAACATTCAGAAGTGTTAGTCGTGGACTGTTAACATATCCTGCGCTTATGCAAGTAGAGTTAGTTGGTGTGTCAGGTAATCTTAAGACAATATTTAAATCAGGTAAATATTTAATGGTCAATCAATTTGCTGTTGACTATACTCCACAGGGCATGGTATTGAATAAAGGCGGCACGGCATCAGTTATTCGTTGCTCGTTAAATACAACTGAAAGCGAAATTCATACTCGTGCCGACTATCGTTATGGCGAATTTGGTGCGTTAGGTGATGAGTCAAATACTCTTTCTGATATTTTAACTGATGTGTTAGATGGCGCAGCGGACATTGAGAATATCATCCAAGGCGAAACCGATAGTCAACTCAGTGGCGCAGTTAATGATCTCGCAGACAAATATAACGTAACCGCTTAGGAATAAATTATGTATTTTAAATCTTTTCCGACAACACTTTGGGACAAAAAAGAGATGGTAGACATCTCTAGACGTGCGACTATCCTTAATAAAGTTAAAGGTGATCCGTATGGATTCGTTCCTTACACAGTTCAGGATGGCGATACGATAGAAATGATTGCGTATCATTATTATGGCGATGCAGAATTGTCATGGTTGATCCTGCTTGCCAACGATATTATTGATCCTTATGAAGATTTTTTCAAAGAGAAAGGACAACTAGATCAATATATTACTAACAAATATCGTGACGAATGGTATCAAAAAGTTTTAATTACAGGTAAAGCTAGTGCGGGTCAAATCTCAAGTTACGATACAACCACAATTGAAGGCTACAATGAACACTTTGGTAATACTAACTTTAGACTATGGAGTGAAGATGAGATAATATTGAGATGGACACAAAACCAAGTCGTTCCTACAAGTGCGGATTCATACTTGTCTGAACCTGGCGCTCAATTTTTTGAAACAATTAAATATTATTATTCAAAAAACAATCCTAACATACAGATCACGCCCGCAACACAAATAAAATATCCTTCAGGCGAGTTTGTTCCTAAGTATATTTACGATTATGAAGTAGAAGAGAACGAAAAGAAACGTAATATTAATTTAATTTCTGATATATACGTCAATCAAATCATAGATGAGATGAAGACAGTTCTAAATGACTAAAGCAAAGATCGCACCCCATGCAGGATACATTGATGTTTCGAAACTTTTAATCGTTTCGCACGAGAGCGGGAAGTCAGTCGATGTAAAGGCAAACTACGTCTCGATCCACATGACTGAAAACTTATACAATCCTTTCCTAGATGGATACATTGATATTGCGGACACTTACGGAATGATATATCCCACCGCTTCTGAACGATCAGACGATAATTTTTTTCAAATACGAGGCGAAGAGTATCTACATATAGAGTATTACGACTACAAATCTTTCGATGATGCATCAGAACTCAAAAAAGAAACTTATTTTATATATGCAATCGAAGAGATAGAGATGCTTGATCGTAAGAAAGAAACAGGATTACAATACAGACTCTTCTTTACATCACCACAAAAAGTATTTTCTGATACAAAACTTATAAGCAAAGCATATAGAAACATGTCATGTAGTGAGATAGTACAAAGCATATACGATGAATACTATACAAACACAACAAATGATCTATGTAAACAGAAAGATAATAACGGAAATATATTAAATATAAAGAAAGATCTTATAATAGAAGAGACAAAAGCAAAGTATACAATCGTAATACCTAACCTATCACCAGAGAAAGCAATACAGTTTATAGGGAAACGAGCGTACAGCGAAAAAAATTCAAGCAGTTTCTTCATGTTTTTCGAGACACGAGATAATTTTTATTTTTGCACCACAGAATACTTAGTAGAAAAGAATCGATTAAAATCAATTGAGCTCGGGGAACGATTTGAGTATTCTTCTGGTAAAGATGACAATTCTCCTGATGGACAAGAACGTGCGATGAACATCATATCGAATGGCACTTTCCCCTCAGTCAACTCCTTGGAAGCGATTAAGAAACAAGCGTATTCACGTAGAATCAGTGAGATCGATCTAGCGAATCGAGACATCAATCACTTCTATTATCAATACAAAGATAACTATACAGGGTATGAGAACATTGATGAGCGACCACAGTTGCAGAACTCTAAAGCGTTTATATCACAAACGACTGGAGATGTCAACCATATAGACGATACGTATGTGTTTAAGGACTATGCAGGTATTGGTGAAGCGTATCAGAAACAAGCGAATCACGATAGACAGTATCCGTATTATAAGGAAACATTAAGTACGAAACCTGTGTTTGCGTATCACTTTGCAAAGAATACTATGACGGGATCTATTAAAGGAAGGGATAAGATGTTTCCTGGATCTTTAATCAATGTTGATATACCTGAGTATGCAGTTACATCTATGAAAAATAATATTCCTTTAGATAAATATTTTGGCGGTACACAGATGGTTGTATCATTAAGTCATGTTATAGTGAATAATGAATGGAATAGTTCTATATCATTTACGAAAGCATTACGTGGAGGAGGGAGTATACCTAACGCCCCGGGATCGAATGCATCTGCTGTAACAGAAGAACAACCTACACCAGAGAGTGAGACATCATAATGGCAGGATTAAAACAATTTGTACATTTTGTAGGATACGTAGTTGATCGTGAAGATGGTCAGAACTTAGGTCGTGTTAAAGTTAAAGCATTAGGATTCCACGATATTGACTCAAAGGTTATATGTGCTGATGACTTACCATGGGCGCCTGTTGTTGATGGTACGTATGGCGCTGTATCAACTATTCCATTAATAGGCGATTGGGTATTAGGTGCGTTTCTCGATGGTGCCGATGCTCAACATCCTATTGTCTTAGGTTGTATCCCAGGCTATAACTCGCAGGCTCCTTCTGGTACGGAAACAAACGGAACCGAAGTTGCTGAATACGCAAATGATCCTAATCTATTTGGCAAGTTTCCTTTACATCCTGTATTAGGTGGCGAAGGTGTTGATCAATTAGAAGGTTTATTATCAGCAGCGACTGCTACACGTAGAGATGATAACGATTTAAAAGATTCAATTGAACGTAAGCATACAGAAGAAGTTGCGATGCGTCCTGAACGTGATCTTGATAATCGTGTGTTATCGTCTACAGATGATCAGAACTATATTTTAATGACTGACTCAGATGGTGGACATATACAAATAGTTCATCATAAAGGTACTGTGATACAAATCAATGAAGATGGCGATGTATTGATTAAGACTCGTGGCGGTATGCAGAATATGGTTGATGGTGGCCTTGTTGAACAGATCGATGGCGACTACAATACAATGATTGGACAAGATTATACATTAAAGGTTGACAACAACGGAAAGATGTATTTCCGCAACGATCTAGACATTGAATGTGAGAACTTTAGTTTAACAGTACGTGGTGATACATTAATTAATACGAAAGGCACACATATACAGAAATCATTTGGTAACATGATGATTAACTCTGGCGATGATATGGATATAGTGTCTGAAAAGAAATTAAAAATTCAATCACTTGATCTCACAACAATACAATCTGATAATCATGGTATCTACTTATATGCAACTGGTGCGCAGAATAAGATTGATATGACATCAGGTTCGTTAAAAATGACTACAGAAATTAAACCGAATACTGCGATACCTGATTTCACGGAAGCGGATACACATGAATTAGGTACTATCGATATACAAAGCGCTAACAATATGTTTATCGAAACGAAGGGAGTGCCCGCAGATTCACCGCCTAGCACTGCAGAGACTGAGGACTCAGACGGTTACATAGACATTAAGTCATCAGGAGGCCTTCGTTTAGAAACAACGGGCGGAAATATTACAGCGCTATCATCTAATGATACATTCATGACAACACAAGAGAATTTAAGTCTCACATCAGGGGGCATATCAGATATAGCGTCTTTAGGTAACATAGCCATAGCATCAGCAGCACAAACTTATATTCGTGGTACAACAACTTATATTGATGATGTTGTTCGTATGGCAGAAGGTGGTGCTGATACACATAATGATGTTGATGGCAGAGTTGAACAAAATTTCCCTGCGTCTTCCACTGAAGCAATGATTAGTTCATTGACACGTAAGAATGTCGATGACGATGATGATCTACAAAAGGCAAATGCAGCAGGTGGATTAGCACCTATGCCGCCTGACAATCAGGGTGTGGGTGGATACAAGGTGCCTGATTCAATACCTATAATACCGAACCCAGGTAATACAAGTGGTTCACAAGGAGTAGCAGAAGAAGATGAGTAATTGTCCAACTAGTTTACCATTAAGTCAATTAACTGATACTGATGAATTTAAAAATATTTTATCAGGAGAAGATCTATTAAACTTAACAGATCCCACAAAGCAATTGAATCAAGCATTGTTGTCTGTGACTACGGATACGATTAATGATAAGTTAAATGATCAGAAGACGAAACAATCTCCATCCGCATATACGTTTGATCAATTTAAAGATGACTATCCTACACTAGCTAAAAAGATACAAGACGATGATATTAGTCCTGCTGAAGTCGCTATATTCGCAACTGAAACAGGCGCCACCCTGCAATCCCCCTTGAATAGTGCGTTTGACACTCCCACAGATGGTGATGATGTTGAAGGAGTAACGACTGGAGATACTATTAAGGCGGGTCAATGTTCATTAGATTTTCGTGCATGGACTCCAGGATCTTATCCTACAGCGCAAATTGCTGGTGCATTAGCGCTACTTGATTCGTTCCTTGATGATAATATAGGGTCATCATTATCGGGGGGTCAATGTGCCGCCTTTGCTGCTTTGGGTAATTCGTTACAAAGTTTATTACAATCTATGAAAGCAAAGGCAGATTCACTTGATAGCATACCCGGATTAGATCTTAAGAAGTTCTCTTTAAGTGAGATTCTATCAGGAGAAGTGATAAAGGTCAAGTTAAAATTAGAAATGATTGGTAAATTAATTAAGGATACTGTAGAGAAAGTTATTGAAAAGGTTAAGAATCAAGCAAAGTCACTCGTTGCTTCACTTAAAGATCTTCCTAATTCATTACAAGCACAGTTGAATAAGGCACAATTGAAGATTGAGGCATTCACATCTGACAAGAATAAGAACGGTGTGATGGACGGAATTGATAAAATGATTGCGAATGTTGGGTCAATGTTCGAGAAATTAACCCCTGCTGTATTGGGTTTATTGTTGTTTCGTTTCTGTCAAGTAACAAGTGCTATACAAAATGCAAGTGAAACTCCTTTAAAATCATTGATGAATACAGTGAATGGCATTCAAGAAACACAAAAAATCATGAAGAGTGAGAGTGCAAAGGCAACAAAAACCGCTGTAGAGTCAGGTGCTAACCGCATGGATGCTGACGATGTTGAAGAACAAAAGGAAAAAGCACGTACAGAAATGCGTGAACGTAGTACGAAACTTGATGATCTCGCTGAAGGACACAAGTCTTTATATGGTACAGGCGATGGTGTTGGTGAATTAAATGTTGACAAAAGGATTAATAATAATCCATTGATATATGATTTTATGAAGTCATATCCACGACCAAAGAGAGCAAAGGATTTACCAAAAGAATTAAGACCCTATGTTTCTAAGCTAGGCAATGATACTTCTATAACTGGGGGTGTTGGACCCATCAAATTTAAGGGAGGATCGCCGATTGCGACTACACAATTACGTAAGAATGGTGATGATACTGGTGCTCCAGGACCGGGTTGGACTCTAGTACAAACAAAAATATGGGTACAGATACTAGATATGGCAAATCAATTAGAGGAAGATTTAATTATAACCAAAGGGTTCGATTATGAATCTACATCTAAATATCGTAAGAAAGGACAAATAGTAACTATAGAATTACCTTCTGATGATATAACTACACAATTAAGATATGTTATTGCCGCTTCCCGTGCAGGACTTAAAGGAATGAAGATACGTGCGAATCCGGGATCAATTACTGTAGGTAATGTTGGTCGTGGTGGATGGTTGGGCGACAACCTACAAAAAGAATATGATGATTTATTTAAAGGGGATAATGTGAATGAACGTGCTGACTCATTCCTCGCAGGAAGAGATAGTACATCTATATTCGCATTAAGAGCTGCTATATCTGATCATAGGCGTGATGTATGGTATCCTAGAGTTGCCGTCAAGAATGATAAATAATATATAAACCCAGGAATAAGACATGGCATTAACACCCAATAAAATAGCACGTACAGTGGCGGCGGATTTTCATAAGGACATGACGATTGTTCCTGGGAAAGAAGATTTAGCACGTAAGATGAATGAACAAGCAGTTAAAGAAGCTATACGCAATATAGTATTAACTAATAAAGGAGAGCGTCCGTTTCAACCTGAGTTCGGTTGTAATGTTCGCAAGATGTTATTTGATAATGCTACACCACAAACATTTGACTTAGTTGAAACTGTGGTATATGATGCTATTGATCTATATGAACCCCGATGTGAATTAATGGGGGTTGATGTAACGGGTGATATAGATAGTAATGCGATTAATATATCGATTGTGTTTCGATTGATAAATACTGATACTCCAACTAAGTTTAACATAATCCTCGATAGGACAAGATAAGAAATGGCAAAGATTGCACCATATAATAAACTTGATTTCACACAAATTAAAGCGAACCTACTCGCTCATTTACAGAATCAAGATCAATTCAAGGGATTCGATTTCGAAGGATCGAACATGAATGTGCTAGTTGATTTACTAGCGTATAACACATATAGTAATATGACTTATTATAATATGACGTTAGGAGAAACATTCCTCGATTCCGCACAGTTAAAAAATAGTGTTGTATCTCATGCAAAAGAATTAAATTATTTGCCACGTTCTAGACGTTCAGCAGGGGCATTATTATCATTACGTATTACTGCATCTCAGGCAGGTAATACATTCACTATACCTCGTGGAACATCTTTCCTAGGTAGATGTGGTAATGTGTCATATAATTTTATCACAAATAAGACATATAGTGCAACTCGTGAAGGATCAAGTGGCAATATATTTGTAGCGAATGATGTTGCTGTATTCGAAGGTCGTACTATAGTTGAAGTGCTTGATTATCAGAATACTGTATTATCTAATTCGTTTATTGATACACGTGCTATTCGTTTGTTTGTAAACGGTGAAGAGTATAGATACGCTACAGGTATATTCGGAGTTGTAGAGAATGATAGAGTATTCTATTTACAGCCAGAGTTAAATGATAAGTATTCGATACAATTTGGTCAGACATTATTCGGGTATCAACCAACTGCAACCGATGTGATAGAAGTTCAGTATCGTGTATGTTCTGGGACTCAATCAAATGGTGTGAAAGCATTTTCTGTTGATGCAGGAGCAATAGGAGCAACTAGCGTGATTGCGACTCCCATTGGAAACTCGATAGGCGGCGCAGATGCTGAATCAGTGGAATCGGTAAGGGAGTTTGCCCCGAAAGCGTTTCAGGTTCAGGATCGTGCTGTGACTGCTAATGATTACGAAGTTTTGCTTAAGACACAGTTTCCCGAGATTGAAAACATTAGTGTGTTTGGTGGTGACGAAGCAACGCCACCTCAATATGGTCGTGTGATTGTTGCTGTTGATGTACAAGGTCGTGATGGTGCTGCTGCAACTGAAATGGCATTATATAAAGATTATATTAAGAGTAAGAGTCCATTAGCAATCGAACCCATTTTTCAAGAAGCAAAATTCTTATATGCTAAAACGAATATCGTAGTATCCTTTGATCGTAACAATATTCTTACATCTATTGCGGGATTAGAAGCATTGGTTCGTGATTCATTGACTACGTATTCAAGTACAAATTTAAATAAGTTTGGTGCAACATTAGGTTCGTCAGATTTAAGTTATTCATTATCACTAGCAAATGAAGCAATAACATCTGTATCAGTGACAACAGATCCTATTATTGATTACAAACCTGTATTGAATGCAAATGAAAGTCCTACGTTTAACTTTAATCAAGAGTTATTAAAACCATATCCATATAATGACACTAGTGGATTAACAGATTACAAACCGTGTATTTCATCTACACGATTCACGATTGATAATACAATTGTTGAATTACAGGATGATGGTAATGGTGTTATACAAGCGATTGTATCTAGTGATGCATTACGTTCTGTATATAAGAAGAACTTAGGTACCGTGAATTATGATACAGGCGAAATCATTTTGAAGGATTTGCGCATACGTAACTTTGAAGGTGCAGCAATACAAATTACTGTTAAGACAAAAACTCGTGATTTCACATCACCTAAGGATCGTATCTTTAGAATAAGACAAAGTGATACTACAGTAACAACAAGGGCAGTTTAATGCAATACAGACCATCAACGATAGCGCCGACTATACCCGAGCAGTTTCCTGAACACTATCGTGAAGATGGTCCTGATCTTGTTGAGTTCGTTAAACAGTATTATGAATATCTAGACGAAACAAATGATCGAAACTTTGCAGGATTACGTGACATTGATTCGACATTACAAGGTTTCCTAAAGTATTATAAGAACAAATATTTACACAATCTTCCTTTTGTAAATAAAGCACTTGAGGATATACCTTTCCTTGTTAAAAACATTGGCGATTTATATCGCAGTAAAGGTACGTCAGAAGCACTCGAACTGTTATTTAAAATGTTCTACAAAACGGAAGTTGAAACATACTATCCGGCGTCTTCTATTCTATCGTTGTCTGATTCGAAGTGGGCATTCTCTACATTCATTGAGTTCCTTCCTGTACAGGATGTATCAATCTTCCCTGTGAAGAAAGGGGATAGGATTGAAGGTGATACATCAAAGGCAACGGCATTCATTGACGAAATTGTATTTTATAATATTAATGGTGTACAAGTTCCTGTAGCGTATATATCAAATGTGTATGGCAAGTTCACAAACGATGATGGATTACGTGTAGAAAGAGATGGTGTTATTACTTATCCGGGTAAACTGATATACGGATCTATTGAATCGACAAATGTATTAACTAGAGACGCAACAGCAAATAATGTAGTAGGTAACAAATTAAAAATTGTTTCAAGCAGAACAGGTGTTGATGGCGAAGCAACAGTTCGAACAGTATCCGATATTCCGACAGGTGTTGTTGATTGGCAATTATTGGATAGTGGTTGGGGATATGCAGTTCCTGAAGGATCAACACAGAGTGGTAGTAATTACACAGTAGGTCCTAACTCAGTTGATACAGAAAACGAAATATTGACATCGACACAAGTATTGATTGTTGCAGGAGATGAAGTACCTGATCTTGTCCCAGGTACAACTATCAACGCCAACAATGTAACTGTAAACGAAGTTTCAAACGGATCATCAACACCAGTAGCAAATAAGCGACTTGATGGTATTGGTACAGTTATCGCATACGAACATCCGATCATTTACCTATATGCGTTTCCCGAATCGACAACAACTGATTTCGATGATGGTGCATTTGTCATAAGAAATACTGTTACAGGTCTTGAAGAAGATTGGCCTTTTGCGCCAGTCGTCATTAATCCTAGAGCAACGGTTGATGTCGGTAATAATGTAGGTGCGGTTGAAATATCATCGATGACACGATATAATGATTCAGCATCATTTTCATTTGAAAAATTTTCGAATGTTGAAACTGTATCATTCCTAGATGACATTATTAGTTTCTTTCTAACAAAGAATCTAGATGCATTTAACTACAATATGGGCGGAAGAATAAATCCTAATAACAAAGATACTAAAATTCAAGATGCCTTAGGTGTAACGACAACGAGTATCGGATCAATCGATGAGATCAGAGTCGAAAGTTCGGGTGATAGTTATAAGAACAATGTGAGAACACGATTACGAAACCCAACAATCTTTCCTCACGATTTAGGATTGATTGGATTAACATTTGATGTGACTAACTTCATTATTCAAGAAGATGATATAATTGAACAAGATATTCAAATTGAAGATTTGACACGAGACAGCGAAGGTGCGTTTATAAACTCTGGTCAACAAATAACACATACGACAAGAGGACGATTTGTTCGTAGGGAAGGAAACATTTTCTATTTCCAACCATTAAGTTATTACCCCTTTAGTATTGATGGCGCATCAATTACATTCAAGGGTAGAGCATTGACTGTAGAATCAGTATCCAGATTACCAGAAAATACTGCTGGCGGTAATGCTGTCGTTGATGGTGAGGCAGAATATTTGTCAGGACAGATAACAGAAATTAATATTGCAAGATCAGGTTTCAGATATACGTCAGGTGAAACTGTTGACTTAGTCGGTAACGATGAGGATGATGAAGACAAATATCAACAAATAGTTGCCAAGGCAAAAATTGATGTTGGGGGAATGGGAGAAACAGCAGGTAACTGGATAACTACAACGTCACACCTTTCTGATAACAATAGATTCATTCATGATAATTATTATTATCAGCAATATTCATATGATGTATCGACTATATTAGATCCTCCGGTGTATGAAAAAACAGTAAAAGATATAACGCATGTTGCAGGAACTAAGTTATTTGGTACACCATTGATTGCTACGATTGATGATATTCGTCCAGAAATTGATGCGAGTGTCGGTCAAACAGAAACAATATTAAAAATTATTGTTGCACGACTCGAACCAAATCCGAACGCAATTTATGACATGTTGATGATAAATACTCAAAATGTTTTGCAATCTAGAGCACCGCTATTGTATGGTGTTATTCATGAGAACGACTCTTCAGGCGCACCTTATGTTACTCTTGACCCGGATGGGTTAACTGGATTAAATCAAATTCAACTTTTATCTTTGTGGAATGCCAGTGCGAAGGTAACAACTGGATATCCTGAGGTTGATGCTCGAATAGATGCGATGATTGATCACATAACCGATAATATATTGTCTGTTGAAACTGAATTTTCTAATTTAGTTGGTGGTGGTAACGTACAGTTGTTCAGTTACGATTATTCACTTGTTGAACCTAGCGATGATTATCCTGACGGATTCTCTCCGTTAATGTTAGAAGCAGATACAACAGATCCTAGCGCATATGACGGACTTGCACGAGTTACTGTTGATCCAGGCGATTTTGTCATAGGCACAACTTATCAGATTGTCGATCTTGGGGATCTTGCAGGCAGTAGTTCACAGTGGAATGATGCTGCGGATACATCAGCACAAACTTATTCGCAAGGATCAGTATTTAGAGCAAATAATGACGGATCTTCATTGACAAATGCAATTGTTATTCCTGCACTCATGGCATCAATTGTCGAAACAGGTACTGATACAGTAGTCGGATTTGATTAATAGTATATAAATAAAACAAACACTTAGGAAAACTTTTACATGGCAAAGGTTGTAACTGAAAATTTTAGAGTTGAATCAACAAATGAGTTCGTAGATTCATTTGCGAACGCTAACGGCAATAATTATTACATTATGGCATCTTCAGTTAGTGAAGATTCAACCATCGCTAACACTCAAAAAGATATTAGAGAGTTTCAGCGTAAAGTGGTGTTCGGCAATAAGATTGACTCGAGCAATGTTAGATACATGTTTAACATTAAACCATGGGTGACAGGAACTGTATATGACATATTCGATGATACTCAAGACATGAGTACAAAGAATTTTTACGTGACCGTTCTCGATGGCACAATCAACGAAACATCATATAAGGTTTACAAGTGCTTGAGAAATAATAGCAACTCGCCTTCTATCGATACGCCTCCTACTGCTGAGTTAGAGTCTGGGTATGAGGTAACGTCAGGTGACGGATATGTATGGAAATATTTGTTCGATGTGCCTCCTGCGCAATACTTATTGTTCGGCACATCAAAATTTTTACCCTTTATTCCTAACTCTGCTGTTACTGCTGCTGCAACACAAAGTATTAGTGATATTTTGATAACTGATGTCGATGCTGGCGCATTTAAACCATACCTCATAGGAGAAGATGGTACGCCCACAAAAGCAACAATTGCATCAGTATCTTCGGACATTATTGTTGATCAATATCAATTACAGTTAACGTGTTCTAGGGTGCCAAAAAATGCGACAAACGCTTACACTAACATGTATGTGAGAACTACCTCTGGACATATATTTGATATTGTCGAAAGTTCTGTACCTGCTAATGTCGATTCAACAACAAACAAAACTCTTAATTTATTTGTTAAGACGCCGATAAACCTAAATAATGAAGTAGGATTATCGGGAGGTGCTTGTTTTGTTGTTCCTAAAATTTATATAACTGAACCTGACGACTCGACAGGAACTCAGGCCATTGCGTATGGCGTATTAAACAATGAAGGAACATTAACGTCTATTAACTTTACGACAAAGGGTTCAGGTTACACATTTGCGAGTGCACAAGTTAAAGCACCGCCAGCATTAGTATTTTCTGATACGTCTGTTAGGACCATTGTATCACCGACAGGCGGACACGGATCAGATCCCGTACATGAATTGTTTATGAGTAAGGTCGGAACAGTTACTAGTTTTGTTACTGATACAAACACGAATATTCCTGATTCAAATCAGTTTACAAAAATAGGTCTTGTCAAAAATCCTACATTCAGAGATGGCACATATCCCATTGATTTTGATAACAGGGTGAACTTTTCTATAGACGAAGCATTGGACGCATCACAGGTTGTTGTCGGTAGTATTGTTAAGCAAGCGTCATCTTATGATATTGACGGAAATCCTATAGGCACAGAGGTTGTTGGGACTGTTCATGAAATTGTCACACTTAACAATGGAACAGCAACAGGTTTATATATTGTTGATAATGTTGGCGCATATAGTAAAGAATTTGAGGCAGGCACCTTTCAAATATTTGCCAGTGAAGGAGATGCAAACACATCTTATCAAGGCGCTATAAACACTGTTAGCATACGACATAAATATAATAAGTATTCCGGAGAAGTAATGCACTTTGTTGACTTTGATCCGATCACACGAACCGCTACATCTAAAGAAAAAGTAAAACTTATTTTCGACTTTTAGAGGAAAGAGTAAACTAAATGGGTATTAACACAAATCTAAACACAGCTCCTTACAATGATGACTTTGATGCTGACAAGCAATACATTCGTGTGTTGTTTAAACCAGCACGGGCAGTTCAAGCAAGAGAGATGACACAGCTACAATCAATCCTTCAAAATCAGATAGAAAGGTTTGGTAATAATATTTACCAAGAAGGAACAATCATTGAAGGTGTGAACCCAACGGTTGATAAAAATGTCAATTTTGTCAAGATTAATGATCAATCAGGTATTGACGATTTAACAATCTATGCATCGACAGATGACGTTTCGTATTTCATTGAAGGTCTTTCGTCAGGACTTACTGCACGAATCGTTGCCGGAGCAAATGGATTCCAGAGTGATGCGCCTGACTTAAAAACATTTTTTGTAAAGTATTTGCAATCAGTTGCAAACCAAGCCGGCACAGACGTTAAGCAATTTATTTCTGGTGAGCTATTAAGTGTTACAAGAGAAGAGAATGGCATAACGACAGCCGTTGCAACTGTCACAGCAAACGATGGGACTGATCATGTAGGAGAATCTTTAGCCGTTCAAGTAAGCGATGGAGTAATCTATCAGCACGGCCACTTTAATTATGTTGCACCGCAACTTATCATCGCATCAAAATATAATATTATTCCTGCTGATATCTCAGTAGGTTTCAACATCAATGAATCAATCGTTGACTCAGCACTAGACAATACTTTGCTGGACAATGCCCAAGGATTTAACAATTTTAATGCTCCTGGTGCTGATAGGTTAAAACTAGAACCTAAGTTGGCAGTATATGATACTGCAACAAGACCTGAATCCTTCTTTGCATTATTGAGAATCGAAAAAGGACAGACAGTATTTGTTCGTGGCGATACACAGTTTAACTCCATTAAAAAAGAACTTGCAAAAAGAACACAAGATGAGTCAGGCAGTTATGTTGTTAACGGATTACCTATCACAACAGAAAAAGATTCAGATGGGAAGTTTCAGGCTGTTATTGGTGCGGGCCGAGCATATGCGTTCGGGTTCGAGATAAACAACATAGGTAAAACACGACTAGAGATTGAGCCTAGTGCAACAACAAGCACAAAATCTTTACAATCAACAGGTGTTGAGTACGGAGGATACCTGACAGTAGATGTATCATCATCAGGCACTGACGTTGAATCATTTAATTTCTCTGATAGATATAAATTGTGTAATTCAGCACAGCAAGACATAGGCACATGTTCAATACGAAACATTGAACCTGTAGGCAATGATAAGTTAAGAATTTATGTATATGCAGTACAAAAAAATGAAAATGAACAAACTACTGAGATAGCATTTATTTACAAAAATGCGACAACAAAAACTGCTGTGCTATCAGGCAACATCGTTGATGCGAATAAAGGATTGGCTATATTTGATACAGGCCGTCAAGGCATGAAGTCGGTTTCTGATGTTGTGTACACAGAAAGACAAAGAAAATATTATGCTATACCTGTTTCGTCATCATCTCCTATTGTAATTCCTGTTGAGGTTAACGGACAAGTAACGACATCACCTATCACGCAAGGTGGCGCTTTTGCAATTGACACTTCTGGTGAATATGTCGGTGCAACGAGCGTAGAATCAGTCGCATCACCTAGCACAGGTATCAGCATAACATTCCCGTCAGGTAAAAACCTACAATATATCTATTACAATGCGAACATTAGTGGCGTTACACAAGACACATTAACAGCAATTGATGTTTGGGTTACTACTAGTTTCTCTGCGATAAATAATTTTGCTTCTTTAGGTCTTCCTAATGCTGTTGTGCTTAAGCAGGTTAAGAATAGTGAAGGAAAGGATGTCACGGGTAAGTTTGCATTACAAAGAAATCAAAATGATGCGTATTACGGGTTATCTTATCTTACACTTAAATCAGGTGAAACGCTTGGCGCTGCAAGTGCAACGATAACTGCGAACTTCACCGTTCTTCAAAGAACTGTTAACGGCGGGTATATAACACCCAATAGTTATAGCAATATTACTGATGTTGCTGAAAAACTTATATCATATACTGGCAGGAACGGAAAAACATATAATCTTTTAAATTCGTTTGATTTCAGACCTTATGCAGATACAACTGTTCAATATTTGACTGAAGAGGCGGGTGCTGCATCAGTCAACATTTCATCTTTACAACTTGACACTTTAGGTTCTGCAATTCCTGTGTCATCGAATTCTACTATACTTGCAACACAAGAATATTATTTGAGCAGAATAGACAAACTTGCAATTGACAAAACACAACAGTTTGTGATTGTAAAGGGTCAACCTGCTGATAACCCAGGAAAAGTTGTTAACGATTCTGTGTTCGGCATAGCAGACATTTTTGTGCCTGGCGTTAATATGTCTGTGTCAAAAGCAAATCCGATAAGAGTCGAAAGGAACACAATTAAAAATTACACTATGAAAGACATCGAATCAATTGAGAAAAGGGTTGACAGGGTTTTTGATGTGCTATCATTGAGTTTGCTTGAATCACAAACAAGCGATATGTTTATTCCTGATGCAAACGGAAATAATAGATTTAAAAACGGAATCTTAGTTGATCAATTTAAAGATCTTAGAGTTGCAGATATTACTGACGGAGATTTCAAAGCGTCAATTGAATCAGTGCAAAAATATCTTGCTCCTGCAGTGACTCAGTTCCCCATCGATCTTAAAGTTGACAGCGCAACATCATCAAATGTTGTTTCATATGACGATGTGACAACACTATCAACTTCTAGTAGAGAAACATTGCTTTCACAGGAATATGCGACAAGTTTCAGAAACTGTGCATCAAACTTTTATAATTACAACGGCACAGTTTTAATGGAACCTAAATTTGATGCTGGGTATGATGTTATTGAAAACCCAGCGGTCACAATAGATATCGATCTTGCTGGTGCTGTGCTTAGCGCAGTAGACGCAATTCAAGAATTTGTTCCGTTGACATCGACAACTCAAACAAATAGCGTTCAGTCACAATTTAGTCAACAAGGAAACTTTTCTGTAGCGAGTATAACTGATTCATTTTTGACTGAAACTTTGACCAGCGACACATTTAACACGACACAAAATTTAGGTTCATTCGTAACCGATTTTTCAATGACACCCTTCATGAATTCTAAAGTCATTAAAATCGGGGTTTCAGGATTACGACCAAACACAAGACACTATTTCTACTTTGATGAGAAACCAGTTTCTGCTCATGTTGCTCCTGGCGGCATTATAGAAAATGACATTTCACGAAGTATTAAAGCGTCTGACATCTCTGCAATAGGGTCGAGAGGCGCTGCCGTTAAGTCAGATCAATACGGAAGATTGTTTGCAGTATTCCAGCTTCCCGGACAAACATTCTTGGTAGGTGAAGCAGACCTTGTTATCTCAGATGCTGATCAATTTAATAGTATCGAATCAGCAGGAACATCTTCTGCTAAAGAAACTTATCGTGCGTATGGGTTTACTGTGAACAGAACTGCAATAGGATCAGATGTTAGATCCGTTGACTTCGATATTGAATCAGACACATTCAGCACATCAAGAGAACTTAGAGTTTGGAATCCTCCACCAAGAAGAAGAGGCGGAGATCCATTGGCGCAAACTTTCGCAATTCAACCTGCGCAAGCAGAATATGCATCGTACATCTTTACCGATAAACTTGATTTGTGGTTTAAGAAGAAATCACCTGCTTCACGAAGAAACGGAGTCACTGTCCAATTGCGTGAAGTTGAAAACGGGTATCCTACTGCTAAAATAGTGACATTTGGTATGAAACATGTTGACTGGAGTGAAATATCAATATCTGATGATGCATCATCAGCAACTACTGTTGTTTTTGATAATCCAGTCAAACTTGAAGTCGGGAAAGAATATGCAATTGTTGTTGTTCCTGATGCAACTGATCCTGATTATTTCATATGGACGGCAAAGGTTGGAGAGAATAGCATCAGTGATGATAGCGTTCAGGTTTCATCTGACTGGGGTTCAGGTGTATTGTTTACATCAACAAACAACCAAGCATGGGAATCATATCAAAACGAAGACGTCAAATTTAAGTTGTACAAGATTCCGTTTTCCACAAATCCGGGACACATTGATCTTGTTTCTAATGACATGGAATTCATTGACATTAATCCTGATACACGCAACGGCAACTTTATTGTTGATGAGTATGCTTATGTGTCATTATCAGGCAATACATTCTCAGGAAACTTAACATCTGAAAGAAAGATTAATGTTCCTAGTAGTTTAAGCGACTTTTCTATTGTTCAGGGTGACTTGGTCATTGTTGAAAAACAAGGAAACACGCATGTGTCAACTGTTAAATCTTTGACAACTGTAGCATCAAATCGTGTTATTGTCCTTTCAGATTTGCCGCCATTTACTGCGGGAGCATTGACAATATCGCTAGGTGTCGGGGGTAAAGTAACATACTTCAACCAAAACAAGGGTGATATAGTACATATCAAAGAAAGCACGTCAAGAACTTCTGCTCAATATACAGCATCAGCAACTCTTACAGGTGCAACTTCTGGGGCAACAGGAGAAATTGTTTCTCTGTCAAGTGCAAATGTATCTTACATTCAACCTTTCGTTATGCAACAAAATACATTGCGAACCTCTAGTGAATTGACGCTATTTAAAAATACAGCAGCATTTGATACTGCAAACTTGTCGCCTGGGCAAGGTGTCCCTTTACACTCTAACCTTTTCTTGACAGGTGAACAAAGATCAATCCCGTCAAAGCAGTTATTGCTCGCTGATACTGCAGGCAATCAAATCGACAGGTTCAGATTGAGATTAGATTTATCTAATAATGAATACAAATACGTAACACCTGTTATTGATAATGCACTTGCACAACTTCAGGCATACAATTATACGATGTCGAATACTATAGGTAACACATCTAAATATGTTTCTAAGAAAGTTGTGTTGCAAGCTGGGTACCCCGGGCAAGGATTGAAGGTCATTTTGTCTGCATTCCGACCCACAGGTACGAGCGTAGATGTTCAAGCACGATTCTTGTATCCGTCTGATCCCGAAAATTACTCCGACTGGGTTTCATTAACTAATAACAATCCTGACTTATATTCATCATCTGCAAACATAAAAGATTTTCGTGAATTTGATTATTCGTTTACTGAAGCAGCAAGTCCTTTAGAGTATGATGCGTTTCAAATTAAGATTGTTATGAAGCACGATGATGCAGGTGCAAGCACTGGGTTGTTCCCACTCGTCAATGATTACAGAGCGATAGCGTTGACATAATGAATAGTGCAAATACTTTTACACGAGCAGAAACGTCAGCATTAGTTAATACAGACGATGCTGCATATAGAGCAGCAAAGTTGAGATCAAAAAAAGAAAACGAATATCAACAACTGATTCAAAAAGTTGAAAGGCTAGAAACATGTGTTGAAAATTTAAAACTTAGAATAGAAGAGATGAAAACCAATGGCGATTAGTTATACAGCATTACAAACTACTGACACATTCCAGGAATGGTTTGATAAGACTAATGAGATCGGCGATAACTTATCTGACAATGCGGTTTGTTATGGCGGCGCATCAGGTGATAATCGTGGTTCTGGCGGCGTTCTTATTGAAGGTCCTTTGGTCACAGAAAATACAACTGTAGGTGTTCAAACAAATATCCTTACGCCGAACACAGGCACTACAATTAAACTTGATGCGAACACAGTTGAGTTCTCTGAACAACAAATGATATTTACTCCTGCTGAAGGTAAAAACGACACGATACAATTCGTGAAAGGTACAACTGCTTCATCGAATAATAAAATATGGAAAATAGGTCCTGTTGATAATCACACTGACCTAGACATTGTCGGTCGAAACGCAGATAATACTAACGCTGATGCAATCTTTACAATTAGAAGATCAAATGGTGCCACACTTGGCTTGATAACAGGAACTGACATTAAACTCGATACAGAATTGTTAAAAGATGATGTCGCTGCTAATACAGCCAATCAATGGGCAACAACTCGCCAAATTTCAATATCGGGTATGGTGACAGGCACTGCAGTAGACATTGACGGGACGGGAGACATTGAGATCGCCGATACAACTGTCGACTTTAGTACTGTGCAATCTGGTGTTCAAGTGTTGACGATTGGTGACGGATTGGTTGAATTTACAGATGACGCTGCTAGCACTGCGGCAGATCCTAATATTAAACACTATGTACCTAATCCTGTCGCAACGACCACATCAAACTCTACAGGCACCTTGATTGAAGATTTACAATTTGATGAATTTGGCCACGTTGAATCTGTGACAACCCTTAATGCAGATAATCGATATCTACTGCGTAATCCGGCAGGACAAGCAAACAGATCGACACTTGATGGTGATGGGTTCCTTGTAGAATCTGGCACAAAAATATCTTTCGAACAATCAGGCAACACACAAGCTACTTCTGAAGCGTTTATACAAGGATCGGGAGTCAGTGACTTTATTGTCAGTTCGGGTAGTATGAACAATTTAAAATTGCGAGCAAACAGTAAAGTGTTCATACAGAATAAAGCGGGAACCTCCAAGTTCGAATTTTCAACTGCTTCTGGGAACTTTATTGCGACCGGCGATATTACAGCATTCGGTACCGCATCTGATAAATCGTTAAAAGAAAATATTGAACCTATCGAAAATGCTCTTGACAAAGTTGATGCAATTAATGGTTACACATTCAATTATATTGATGCGCCTGAAAAGGGAAGAGTGCCTGGTGTGATTGCTCAAGAGTTAGAGCAAGTGTTACCTGAAGCAGTATATGAAACTGAAGACGGTAAAAAGGCTGTTAGGTATGATAATACAGTTGCGCTACTTGTTGAAGCAATCAAAGAATTGAAACAACAAGTCGAAGAATTAAAAGCAAACAAATAGGATTGATTACATGGCAATTAAGTCATATGTAGATTTAGATGATGATGTAGCAACCTTTGATCCTGCATCGTCTTTAAAAATGTCTGAAATAAAGGCAGAATTTACGGGCGATTCTACTCCTTCTTTAGGTGAGTATTTTCGTGAAGGTGACAAAGTAAGGTCGCATGATTTTCTTCACACATATAAAGGCGCATATGCTTTAAGTTTTTATGCTGTAATAAACTCTGGCAATAGTGCCAAAATGGATATTAGGTATCATATACCAGGTGTTACTGGTGATGGACAGACAACAACACTTTCTGCACAAACTGTACAACCCGGCGGCACATTGACGTATGGCGACAATTCACAATATCAATTTAAAGTTGATGACGAATTTTTGGACGGATCAACGACTAGGTATGGCGTTAAACTTAGAATTATTAAAAACATTGGCATTCCTACTAAAGTATCAGGTAAACCTGTACCTATTTCATTCAGTGATTTTTATGGAACAGAAAAAGCAACTGCTGTTCCGTTAGACGCACAAGTTTTAACAATAAACATTAAAACTAACTTCGGGAAGGCTTATGATGGATGGAATTTGAAGGATGAATTAGAAAAGTATTCTGCGTGGGAAAACCCTAATGTGCTTGTAAATGAAGTAATTGTGAATATAAATGACGGAACTGTATTGGGATCAACAGATACTTCTGTTGCAGGTTTTACTATTGCAGATTTACCTGAACAATTAAAGGTTACAGTTAACCTTAATGTAGGCGCCATTATTTACGGATGCGGCGGCGCAGGTGGCGATGCTCCGCTAAATAATCCGATGAATAATACCGCCCTGGGCAACGCTGCGAAAGCAGAGGCTAAAGGTAAACCTGGCGGACCTGCAGTAAAAATTGATCACCCTGTAGGTATGGTTTACTTTAATATAGAAGACAGAACTGCGTTTAACAGAAACTCGCAGTCAATACTTGGCGGCGGCGGCGGCGGTGCAGCAGGATATACTACCAATTCAAGTGGCGTAGCATATGGGAGCGGCGGCGGCGGCGGCGCAGGCGGAGGCCAAGGTGGCAGTTGTCGATCAGGCGGTTCTGTAGTTGAAATGCATGATGCTGGATATCGTTCTAATTTTAGCGAATGGAAAGGTCTAGCAGGCATCTCTTCTAGAAGAGATACAAATCCTGAGGAAGCATACTTGGTGGAACCTAAAGAGGCAATTGCTGGCGGTTCTGGAGGAAGTGTCGTAAGAAATCTTAAAAGGCTTGGAGTTATTGATTACTATTACAACAAAGGATTGACCACTACTAACGGACAAACTGTAGAGCAAGTTTTGAAAGCATTTCACGGCGGGCAAGCGGACAACAGTAAAGTGAGTGCAGGAAATTATCTGGATGTTAATATCCCAAATCTCGCTGGTAGCGCTTTCGTAAGACATAATTATTCAGGTAAACATACAAGAATTTTTGTTATTGTGGATGGGCGTATTAAATATGCAGATGTTGGTATGAGATACAACTGGGATTATACTGCTAACAATGGTTACCAGATGCAACTGTATGGTCAAGCCATAGGTACTCACATAGCTCACAGCAACGGGCAATTTTCGCATAAATGGATGATATATAGATTGAATAGAAAAGATGTATCGATAAGCCCAACATCATATACAACAAACTTTACTGTAAGCACGGGGGCGAATGGTGCAGTGGTTCCTAAATACAATGCATCTATTGGAACTGGTATAGGACAGAATTTGTGGTCCGGAGGAACAGCAATAGAAGAAGCTATTGATTACTCCAATATTGATTTATCAAATATTAGTTTAGGTAGCCCAGGGTCGGGAAGGTCTTTATTTAACCTCAATCACATATCTGATGAAAACTTAAAGCAAAATATTAACAATGTTAGTGATGCCCTAGATAAAGTTTGTAGCTTGGATGGTGTCACATTTAATTATAAACATGACGATAAGGAATCTGCTGGTGTGATTGCTCAACAGGTGGAGAAAGTATTGCCTTCAGCTGTGTTAGTTAATAATACTGGTGATGAAGAATATAAAACAGTAGAATATCATCAGTTATCAGCATTATTCATTGAATCAATTAAAGAACTCAAAGCAGAAAACGAGGAATTGCGGTTGATGATTAAGGATCTAAAGGAGAAATAAATGGCAGGACATACCCCGGGTGCTATGTGGAGCTCAGGCGGCGCAGGCGGTGTAACCTTTGATTTTAGTGGCCTTACAACGCTTGATCAAGCTACCAACACCATAACCACCAAAACAGTATTTTATCCAGATCTGCCTCCATACATACCTGAAAAGGGTGACAGAGATATTCATCCTGGAGGTTATGGTGGATCGTTCTTAGATAGCACAGCACCTGTAATGGATAACCTTGCGGTTGGTATAGTGTCATCTTATGGTGGCGGCAAAGCAGGTTATCCTGATCCTCACGAAAAAAATGGATCAGGACACCCTAATCCGACTTCATTAATAGGTTTAGTTGGTCTTCACAGTAAGACAAGAATAAAGTACGATACGTCTGATAATGTCCTCGGCGGAGCAGGCGGTGGCGGAGGCGGATACGGTTTCTATGGCGGCGATACATATGTTCACCTTAATGGAGTATCACAAGGTGAATCTTTGGGTGGGCCTGAAAGAATACTTGGTGGCAAGCCAGGAGGAGCTTTTGCTGTTAATGATAGCCGTCACCTTGATTCTACATATTCAAACGTAATTGCGATCAACAAAAGTAAAATCGGCAGAATCGAAGGTCCTTTAACAGACCTCAATGGGAATGTTATCCAAACTCGGATAGGATTTTGATGCAAGGTTGTATGTAAGCACGCTTGTAGGCGTATATATAAATAAACATTATACTTAAAAGGAAAGGCACAACCAGATGGCAATAAAATTTAGTCAACTACCAGCAACCACAACGCTTGCGAACAATGATTTGTTTGCCGTAACATCGACAAGTGAAAATACTTCAGTAAGTATTTCGTTCGCTAGCCTTAAAGACATAATGGTTGACGCTTCAACATTCACAGATAATGTGAACGATGTTGTGACCGCATTGAACTCATATACGACTGCCGGAACATCACCTGCATTAAACGCAGGACAACTTGGCGGATTTGATAGTGCACATCATTTAAATTGGGATAACCTAACAGGTGTTCCGACTGTTCTGTCTAACATGAAAAATGTGCCATTAGATTTGCATGATTTTGATAACAGTAAAGATGGCGGCGGATTTATTAAAATTGTTTCTGATGGAATCACAACTTCATTAGCATTTGATCTTGTCGATCAAGGTGTAACACAATCTACAACCGCTGTTACAACTGATTATGTGACTGAAGGCACTCAAAATTTATACTTCACCGATGACAGAATAGAAGGATATTTTGATTCTAATTTTGCCACGTATTTCAACACTTATAGTACAACATTCGATCAAGGTGAGGTGACTGATAGTTATTATGATACTGTAGGGTTCGCACCTTCAGGCACCCTTAGTGCAACGGGATTGGGCAGAGTTATCAGGATTAGGAACCAAGGACAGATTCCGGGCATGTCTGCTGATTATGCAAAAAGAAATCAGTCAGGTAGATTTGCATCTTATCAGCCGAATAAGGTTGTTCGATTATATGGCGCAGATTTGCCATCAAGAGAAGATCTAACAAATCAATTAAACGTAACCAGCGAAGCAATCGGATTTACAGCTGTAAGTGATGGCAATGCAGGCATTACTCCTGCGTTTGACTCTGCTATTGTTGACGTTAATCAGAATGCGATCACATTTAGCAGTCCTCACGGTCTTGCGACAGGTAATGACGTTATCTATAATTCTGGTCAAGGCACCGCTTTAGGTAATCTGACAAGCGGCGCAGCGTATTATGTTATTAGAATTAGCGACACCGTTATTCAATTGGCTGATAGTTATGCAAACACTGGCGCAGGTGGCGGCAGTGCAACGCCACGAACAATTACTACTCAAGGTACAGGAACAACTCATACAATAACCCCTATTGTTGTAAATAATCCGTATCAAAGATTTACATATAGAGTGTGTGAATTTGATATGAACACAGGACAAATTGCGCCTGCAGCAACACCTGTTTCTATTAACGTAAGTGTTCCTGCAACAACTGATCCTAACAATGTCACAACATTCTTGCAAGAAGATCGTAATGCGTTATTGAAATCCTTTAGTGTTGAAAATTTTGTAAAATTAAATTTTACTCACGTTATTGAGCTTGCAGTTGCTGACGGCGTATCTCCTAGTCGAGGACTTGCTGTTTATAGGTCAATAGCACAAGTAAATACTGTTGATTCAACTTTGCAAGGTGTGAGTAAACTTGTTGCTGTTTTAGGTCCTAAAGATTTAGTTAATGATTCATGGATCGATTATTACACTGATGATATTTTAGATTATTCACTTAAAGATCAAGATGATAATTCATATATTCCTGAAAATACTGTACACTTTAAACCATTCAGTGAAGGCGCTGATTCCGAGCGAGGTTGGGTAGACGCAACAATTGAAAGTGTACAATTCGAAGATGAAGTTAATGAATCGTTAAGTACTTTCATTGATGTTACGCTGAAATCAAGCGTTAAAATGAACTCGGGTGAAGTTAATGGTGTTTGGATCTCACATAATGATACAAATGCAATCCAAACAGGCATTCTAAACAATGCAGGTCGTGGACAAAAGGCAGTTAGGTTAAATCCTAAAAATTATGTCGTCTCAGGAATAACTGTTCCCGCAAACTTTAGTGTCGAAGGATTTTCATATAATACGAAATTAACCAAGTTGCCTTGGTCAGGGTGGAACGGATCAACAACCGCATCCTCATCAAAAATAATTACTGCTCAAAGCGAGACGGTCGGCACACAAACAGTTACAAATTCAAGTTTTGTAGGATTTGATATTGACGGCAATGCTGTAAACTCGATAGCATTCGATGACACAACATTTAAAGGCAAAAACTCTGCGATTGATTGTGGTCAAAGATCTACTGCCGTATTGGTTGATAAAATTAGAATGACTAACGTAATCGGCGGCGGAATTTATGCGCCAGATTCAAAAAATCTTAAAGTTGTTTCATCAGAAATAGTAAATAGTGCTGTCACAGACAGGCATGTGTTCTCTCCGCTTGTTGCTGACGGCGGCGAAAATACATCAATTTCTTCCAATAGATTTGAAAACTTCTCAGATAGTTTAGATGCATCTGTGACAAACAAAGGTGTTATTGAAGGCAACATTATTTCAAACTGTGGAACAGGTTTATTGATGTACGGGTCAAGATTCATGATTACAAGTCCTAACGTATTGACAGGACCAGCAGGTGAATTTTTACCACAACCTGATACTTACAACTCAGAGTTTGACTCGATTAATATTGATCTCACATCAGCATCTATTACTGATCCTATTGCTGATTTTAATTCTGGACCGTTTAAATATCAAGAGAACGGTGAAGTATATGACCTTACCTCATCGCCCGTCACATATAAAATATTTGCTCTTAAGAAATCATCTCTCGGAGAAGAGTCAATTTGGATTGAAGATTTGCGACCACCAGAAAGTGATGCTGCAGACAAACAAACAATCATAAATGTTTTCAATGCTGGCGCTGGTGGTGCAACTATTAATACAGGAAGTGACACGATACCTTTGCCGGATCACGATTTAGTTACGGGCGATCCTGTTGTCTATAATGAAAATGATGGAGCGTACACATCATTAACAGACGGTACAACGTATTTCGTTAATGTTGTAGGGACTGATAATGATGAAATTAAATTGTACGACACTCAAGCAAATGCGTTTGCTGGCGGCGATAACTCTGCAGGTCGAATAAACCTTGGTGCTGCAGGAGGAAGTAATACCGGAGCAAATCATACATTGACACGAAGTGCATATGTTGAAATGCGACCTGGCTCTGAAGGTGACAATCCTCCTTCTGAGGGTGGATTCCAGTGGACAATACCATCTGCATCAGTACGCAGAATGAAAATTGCTGGTCAACAATATACAGTTGATTACATGAAAAATCCAAATAATACAATTTATCATACTTCTGGTGATCCTGATAACGATATACCATTAGGCACACCTTCAACCACCGTAGGTGATGCTGATCACGTAGGTTTGGGTTGGTCGGGAACTGTGACACAATATGTACTCAACGGCATCATTCAAAATGACCCGAGTGATCCTGCTATTTGGAGTGCGCAATATAACGACAACGGAAAAAATTACGCCAACTATACAGTTAAAGTTTCTGATTATAAATACTTAGCAGTAGGCCGTAAAGTTCGACCGACAGCCGCAGGCGCAACAGCACATGACAACTTTAGTGCAGGTGACAATACTGTCGTTCCACCTCCTGCAGATTTTGGTGTCATTGAAAGCATTTCAGGGTCTAATACATTAAAAGAAGTCGTAATAAAATGGGAAAACGCAAATCCTATTGTTAATGCAAACCAAACAGCAGCAGTAGGATCAAGTGGAACATTAGAAGCAGAAAATAGTTTTGTAATCGCAACCGGAAGGATTAAATAAAAAAATATGTCTAGTTTAACGAATATTAATAATAACACCAGGGTAGTCAATGTAGGTAGAACAACCCCAGTTGCTCCAGGTCAACAACCTGCATCAAAATCAATTCCTGTTGTTCTGGCTACTGATCAAACCGCTATTCCTGTTGTTGAACAGAATAAAGTTCAATCAGAAGTTTCATTGTCTCTGCTAGGCATTCCTCGATCAGAAGTTGCCTTAGGTATTTTTGCAGACGTTAATACTTACGATGTAAACCCATCAGAATGGTCATCGAGTCCTCAATACTACATTTCAGGTGATATTGGCGGCCATGGCATTAAACATTTGCCGACTGAAGCAGGTGCGCTTGTTGAAGCACCTCGTGATGAAAGCGCTGTACTTACATCGAAGCGTTTCTTCAGATATCAACCAGGTCGTGTATCTGCGGCAACATTCGGCATCAAATCATCCATTTCAACTGCCGATTACGCAAGAAATCCTGCTATTCGCAAATACGGCATCTTTGATAACTTTGATGGATATTATTGGGAAACAAAACAGTCAGGTAAAGGTGATAACTTTAATGTTGTGCGTAGAACACAATCTTTAATGCACTTTCCGCCTTCGCCGTTCGGTTTAACTAATGAGGTTTTACGTAAACCTAATCCCGCTGCAGACGATGAACCTATACCGTACAATCAAACAGATGATTATCGTATCATCGGTAAGGAAGGAAAAGAATTAAAAACAGATTTACTTGAGCGTGATAGACAAGTATTAAGTGACAATATCCTTAGTATCGCTGAAAACGCATTTAATAATCTATTAACTGCATCTGGTGGCAATAACGACTTTGCTGATTATTATAATAACACTGATAATAATAGCAATAATGGTAGCGGCACAGGCCTTGCCACTCCTTATGACAGATACGAATTTAAACAAAAGTGTCAGCGTGACGTTCAATTTGCTCTTAAGATGATGTTGATGGATCTTGAATGGGGCGGCGATGCACATACAAGAATCAATACAAAAAATTATCAAACCGGGCTTTTCCCTGCGATATTCGGCACCTTAGCTCCAGGGCAATTTGAACTTGATTTGCATACTAATGCAAGAGCGATTGCTGTCGGTTTGCCGGGATTGACTTCACCGGGTGTAACTAAGATCGGACAATTATACGACTTCTTGGTTAAAGTTTCTGCAGGAAACGATAAAGGATTCTTTAACAGAATAGTTGCTGGCGTAAATCAGGTAGTTGCGTATCCTCCAATTACAGGCACCAATGCTTCATTAACAACGCTAAGCTACGGGTCAAAGAGTAAAGTTGATACGCTTATTGATACAAGAAAGCATTATTGGTCGTATTTCGTATCGTCATTTGCATTTGTAAATAGTGATCCCGATAACACTGCCACTAAACAAACATACAAATTTAATGCCTTTGCAAATTATCTTCCTGAAGGTTACGATGCTTCGTTGATAGGTAAAGAATTAAGTGGGTCAGATTATCCTTATGCATTGAACGAGTCAATAGATGGTGTTGTGCTTGCTGACGCTGCTGACGTTCTTGCTGTAAATGAATTTTACAGAAACATAAAATATAAATGTGCTCGAGATCTCGAATACATTGTCAACGGGTATAAGGATGATATTGTTGGCGGCGGTAATGCTCAGACCCTTTACAACGCATCAATGTATTATAAAGCTGCGGGGTTATCAATCTTTACACAGGAAGACAGTGATATTCCTCGTGAAGTTGCTAAGCATAATCATCTAAAACAATGGATACAATCAGATTTTGAGGATTCAGATATTACAGGATTTGATTTGCCTGTCACATCACCAGAAATTGTTAAATTAAACTCTTTGTATAGCATCATAGATTCCAACTTCGTTAGAGAAACAAAAGAAGGTGTTGAGTTAGGTAGTCGTGGATTCGCAGGTAACCTGATTGCATTTAGAGACGGTCTGTTGATGACACATGCAGCCGTCAATGACCCTAGCATGTTGAAAGACGCTAAACAAATAATAACAACTGTTAAAGAGCAATTTGATGATAGTCAACCCACATGCTTTAAGCTAGCAACGGGTAACGTGACTTTCGGGCAAAATGTTAAGGTTCTAACAACAGGAAACGAAACGCAAATTAGTGACGGAAACAACTTTACCTCAGATACGACAGGCAATGTTGTCGAAACTGTTGTTGCTGAATACGGAGGCATTTATAAGGTCAGTCGTGTTTACGGTCCTACAGGTAGTGAATTTACTCTACAGGATCAAGCCGGAAATGATATCTATGCTATGAGAGGTTCTGCTGATGCAGGCACTCTTATCACAGACACAATTGTTATTGAAACTGTTGTTGCGTTTATCGGCGATGTTGTATACAATCCTGCTGAGTATAGATTGGCAACGGGTATTCGTGCAGAAAGAACGATTCAATCGTATGACGGAACCGATGATACTATTCAATACACAGAAAATACAGACCCGTTCCCGAAAGGTATGCAATGGCCGTATCGATATTCATCATCTGCGCAATTAGGTGATGCGACTGCTAAATTTATTGGACACATCGACACTTCTTTGAGTCCTAATGATTCTACTGAAATAGGTACAATTCGTCAACAATATGATGAAATTAACTTTACACCTGAATACATTAATTGGATTAAGAACAATGTTAAACCAGAATACTGGGGTGTTTACGAGTATCGTGTGCCACGTTCAAGATTCAGTCATGACAAATTAGACGGCAAAACGTCTAAGAGAGTGTATAGCGATTTAGCAACAGGTAGTACTGGTATTGTTCGTCCGGGTATGGAAGTGTTAGACGAAGACGGGATCTGGACAGATGCTGTATCAGAATATGATTTTGACTTCACTAAAGTAACGATGCTTAAAATTGAATTCTCGTGGTATGGTGCGGTAGGCGCATTGTTCCTTGCTTATGTTCCAATTGGTAACGGTGAAGCACGATGGGTACGAGTGCATCACTTAAGAGCATCGAATCAGTTGAAGATTGCATCTCTTGGTAACGCAACACTACCAATCACATACAATGTATATGGCGGAGGATCGCCGGCAGCATTCGGTGACGGAGAAGTTGCAACACATACTTACGGAAGTTCGCAAAGTCATCATATTGTAAAATACGGTGCTTCATACTACATCGATGGCGGTGACCGTGGTACTGTTCGTCTTTACAGCCATAATAATAATACTCCTGTTGCCGCATATGGCAAGAAATGGGAAACGACACAAGCAATCAATGCGGGCGTTCTTAACTTGAATGGCCAAACTCAAACATCGGGTGGCGAAGCATTGCCTGTCCTAGATGGTAGCGGACCTTTGTCGTTACAGTACTTTATGGGTGCAGAGTTAAAGACTAACAGTCCTCTTGATGCAGGTATTAAAGTTGTTTGGGTTGATACTGCTACAAATAGTTTGTATTTCTCAAGAAATCCTATAGGAACTGGTGTTACATTGATTCCTGATCGTGGTGAACTTGTTTACGGATTAGAGACAAAAGATTTCATTCTGAGCACTGTTGAAGGAAACCCTGTACGTAACAGAGTACAAGTGTACCCAACCAAATTATCAACTGCGAATCTTAACACCGGTCCAGTTCGATTAACTATGAGAAGAACTCCAATATTCCAGACTCTTACAACTATTGGCACAAATTCAGCGCTCGCAATAGGAACAGATCCTTATATTGTAAGTGCTTCTAATGAGCCATTGAACGTAGCAGAAACGAATACATATCTACAAAACGGCGAATCAATTTACGGATGGTTCCAGGGAGTTGTCGGCGCAATTGACGAAGAAACAATTTTCGGCAGATTGTATAAGAAAACAAATAGTTATTATTTTGAAGTTTTGCAATCATTTGGTGATACAATCACGCTCAACGCTAATGGCAAATTTCTTCCTGATGTGAGGTATGTGAGAGACGCCTCAGGTGAAGTTATAGGCCTTGTTGCTGACACAGTAACAAAAACAGAAGTTCCTTTGCAGGATACATTGACATCAATTAAAGTGTTTGATAATCCTGTTACACCCATTCCGGGTACAGGTGCTAATGTCGCTACGTTATACTTAGCACAAAACGGAACAGAGCAGTTAGATCTTGATACGTATTTTGATTATAATAAAGAATATCTATCCTACCCACTAACAGATGAAGCGGAAACATTGTATTTTGTTGTTGATAAAGATACAGCAGCAGATGCGACACCGAATGAAATAGCAATAGGATTGACATGGGAAGAACAATAGATGCCAAGACAGGTCAAAATTGGATTTGATAAGGTACCATCACCTCCAGTAAAAACGTATCATCAACTTACCGATATTTTCGGTACGCCGCTAGAAGATTTGGCAGGCAACCCTCTTGTTACAGAAGAAGATTCTGTAATATCTACCTTCGCACAGGCAAATAATTCATTATCGAGTTTTGTTGCTAATAAGGAATCGTCAGAAAGCATTCCTATAGCAGAGAAATTTGGCACTGATTCAGAGGTAAGTACTACACTCCTAGGTGTGACTCGTGCAGAAGAACAGTTGAGTTTATTTGCCGATGTATCGACATACGGATTAGATGCATCTAATTGGAATTATTATACTGTAGGTCAAGGCAATTATCCTTCGCAATGGTATAATAGAAAACATCCTGTTTTCGGCAAACGAGGTTTTGCGGCATTTAAAGAAGAGACAAATGAGCAGGCATTGTACCTGAAATCTTTTCCTACGCAATTTCGTTATCCTCGTCATCCGAGCAAATCAACTGACACCTTCTCTCCGACAAGTGATTTCGGTAAATACATAAGATTTATTGCTTTAGGAAGATGGCTATTTGAAATATGGAAAGATGTAGATCCTGTATTTGCTGAAAATAACTTCTTGACAGATTGCTTGACTATTATCAGTTCATCAAAACAGAATATCCCAATAACAAAGCAATCGTGGAACATGACTCCTGCGGGCGGATTTGCGTCTGAAGCACAATTCCATAATGTAATATACACATCAGATTCCAATAATGGCAATGACGATATACAAATTGCGATGAATCAAATTGAAAAATGGACTCTGTTCTATTTCAGAATAAGAAATGAAACAGACACATATCCAAAATATGTGGTTAATAACGGCGATGGATCAACGACAACATATCCCGTATTCAATCTTGAGGTGTTTACAAATAATCCTATACCAAATGTAGGACAATATCTCTATGTTCGTGACTATGTAAGCGCTGAAGTAACACGTCCAGGAGGATCTTCAATAAACTCTTCAATAGGAGTTTTAGAAAGTCGAAAAACATTTAGGTATCAACCTGGTCGTGTATCAGGATTCACATTCGGATTAAGGTTAAAGAATAATCCAGGGTCATCGGCGGACAAAATTGAATGGGGTTGTGCAAACCAGACAGATCAATATATGTTCCAGATTTCAGGTACAAAATTTAATATTGTTCGCAGGTCAACTATTGCGATTCCTAACGATGTTGTTGAAGAAGAAGGCGGCATGAACCTTGTTCCTGCTTCAGATTTTCAGACAGATGAACCAGAAGTTCCGCCAAGTCGTGATAATTCAAAACCTATGTACACGCTCACAATTCCTCGTGACAAATGGAACGGAGATAGATTAGACGGAAGTGGTCCTTCAGGGCATATCATTAATCCTGAAAATGTTACAATGTATAAGATTGAATATTCATGGTATGGTGCAATTGGCGCAAAATTCTATGCATATGTTCCGATAGGTGGCGATGAATGCAGATGGGTACGTCTGCACACATTTGTAATCGAAAACAAACTACCTAGTCCGGTTTTAGAGAATGCTGATTTTAAATTTAGATATGTGCTTTATAATAACGTAACCGAGAATTTAACTGAACCTACGTTCATTTACAAATATGGGTCGTCATATTATATCGATGGAGGCGATGAAGGAAGTATTACTCTAAATTCAGTCACATCAGGCACAAGATCGTTTGTAAACCCTAATAATACTGGCGCAATTATGGCGCTTCATCCCAAAGATTTAATATTTAACTCTTCAACAGATACGGTATACGGCGGAACGGCCAATAATAAAAAAATATATCCGCTGACACTATCTGTATTTTCAAGTGATAATGTGCGTATTGATGTGAGTAAGGTTAAAGTTAGTCCTGATGGTCAACACGGCACAAAGTCAGTCGATCTTATAGCAGGCACTGCATTTGAAAAGGATATTAAGTTTACAATAACTGATAGAAACCTTATAAATTTGACAGGTGATAGTCCATCTTCATTTGATGTTTTAGACACTAATGCAAAGGTTATTGGTGACGGGTTTTATAACATTTATACAGGCACTCTTTTCAACGCATTAAATGAAGTAAACACGACAAGGGCTGAGATACTGAGAAGAGAACAATATCAATTAGGTGCTGACACAATAGGTGAAGCGATAAGGCTTGTTGACAAGACAAGTATCAATATTAGTCCTGCTACAGACACAACAGTTTTCAATGCTAAACTTACTTCGTATAGGAGTATAGTTGCATCTGACACTCCTATTCGAACTAATAGGTTTAAGATACATTTTTTGAATCCATTAAGAAAGGACTCAAGATATTCTTATTTTCATTGGGCTGATTTTGCAATAGGTGTTACTGGCGATGCGCCAACAACAGCTGTTGAATCGACTCAAAATGGATTACAAGGACATCTAAAATTCGGTGCATATGATCGTGTCTATCACGATACTATTCCTGAATCAGAGTATGATAATAATTATTATTTTGATATTAATAAGCAATTAATGGTTGAATGGACGAATCAACATCATGTTAATTCATTAAGAGATGTTGCTGATCTGCGTGAAGTAGAAGGGGCCCATGGCAGTCGTCTCGAGCAAGATTATCGTATTCGTGGCACTGATCTGCCTATGAGCAGAAAATTGTCTAACGGGAGAGTTAGTACGAAAGGTGTGCTAGGATGTGTTAAGGGTGAAGTGAGGGTTATAGAGTACCCGATATCTTTAATTGATGATCAAAATGTTCCCGTAAATGCCGACTTGAGGGTCGTCTTCGCTACTACCGCATTTCCTCCTGTAACACAAAATACACTAGGAATTGCTGAATTAGGATTTAATGAGGGCGGGTCGGGATATGTATTCATGACTGCCCCTGCTGTGCAGATAGTAGATGGCGCACAGGTGTATGTTGCATATATCAGAAAACTAAACGGTGCGGCATCAGTAGCCGATTTTGCATTAACAGGAAGTTCGACAACTTATGATTCCTCAACTCATGTCACATCAATTCAAGCAAAAGTTGTTACACTAGAAGACGACAATAAAATTTCTGGCTCTGACAACGCAAAAGATTTCACAGTACAAGACGTATATAGATTTAACATTCAGCCTTTGTATTTGTTTGTTGCAATGAAGTCAAACGCTCGAATAAATAATATCATCGTTGAAGAAATTACATCAACTGAAAGAACGTCACATGTACCTAACTTTATAGGTGCTACTAACGAAACAGGATTTAATGATACATCGAACATAACAATAGAAAAAGATGTGTTGGCATCACCTTCTTTGTCACCTTCAAACTTTATCCCTAAGGATGGATTATCAGGAATAAAATTTGATATTAATACAAGCAATCCTGTTGCAGACGAAAAAGAAAAATTATATTCATTTTATGTGGGGCAAAACGAAGCGGTGAAATTTGGATTACAAGACATATTTGATATTGATCGTGCTTACTTGACAAGCGGATTATATAACAATGAGGCGTTATATTTCAATGCGGTTCCCGTAGGCGATAATGCGTCTGCTGATGTTCAAATGACATTAACAGTTAAGGAGCAGTAATGGCTATATACACAGGTCTGAATGTATCATTACACCTAAATGATGTAAATAATTCTAGCGAGTCTTTAAGAAACTTGGGAATGAATCGCAAGGATTTTGATCATATTCGTGGACTCAGTAATGTTTTAGAGACAAGAAACCAGCTTCATTTGCTAGGAAACCTTGACGTTGATCAACAAAAACAAACATATCTAATGTATCGATCAGCAGTCAGCATGGGTGCAGAATTAGATAATATTGATGACACGAACAAACCATTACCTTACGATATTCGCATCAATAATCAGTTACGTGCTGGCGCAATAAAATATAAGTATTTAGACGGGTCAAATACACTTAAAGGTGCTGATATTTCGACAAGTCGTGTATCTTCGTGGTCGCAGATAGGTGACGGGCCGATCTTTTACGGCGCTGATGTGAATATCAATCCTTATGACGGATCTGATGCATCAACAGGTGATCCCAGCAAAAGCATTTTAAAATTAAAAGATATTGTATTTAAAGGCGAATTTTCTCCTAAACGATTTGCTGCTGAAGTTCCTACGCACACGGTTACTGTAAATGTAAACGGAGTTGATCGTGAATTATATGCTATGCGCAACATTCCTATGCGATTTGAAGGTAATTTTTCTAGTGCAAAAGTTACATATTCAATTGATAATGCATCTGTTGCGCCGACAGTTTTATTTGTAGATCCTCAAAATTTCGATCCGCCGTTAGAGGTTGCCGTAACAGGTCCTACGAGTACAGTAAATCATACCGCTGAAGTAACAAACATCAAAGGCGGCGATAAATTTATTGATATTTACTATAGACCTGACGGGCTAAAAAAGTTGACATTGCCTGCTATGCAAATGTTCAACTTCCCTGCCATAGAGTTGAGGAATTTAAATTCAATATCTGTTGCAAATAATAAACTAGAGAATATGCCTGATTGGTTCGCTATCAGCGGAGGCAATCTTAATGGGCACACACAGGCACTAACATCAATTACAATATCAGGTAATCCGTTATATAAATCTTCTGATGTTGCTAACACCCAATTGCAAAAATTGCCCAGGTCAGTACAAACATTAAATATGCATGGATGCTTTTCTGATTCAACTCCTATTGACATAAGTCAATTAAAACAAGGTGGAGGATCAACAACTTTAGTCGATTCAAATTTAAAAAATTTCAGGTTTAGCGGATGGAATAATAATAAAAGAGTTGACATGAAAGATACTGGTACAACACCAAAGGTCAATATTTCTACAATTCTGAATTATCAAGTCAGATATCATCCGTATACTCGTTTAAGTTATAGTGCAGCAGGCGCACCGAATTTGAACAGCTTAGATCTTTATGCAATGGATATCAATTCAGCAGAACAATCAAATGGATCAACAACATCAACGATCACAATTGCTTCTTCAGGCATTAAAACTATAAACATGGACTTTAATGCTGTAGACGTAATAGATGTCTCGGGTAAACAAGAACTTACATCTTATACACACAGACATAATGGTGGCAGTGCAAACAATAATATAGAAACATTGTTTACTGGGTGTGTTGCGCTATCTTCTTTAGATTTTGAAAGTTCGAGTGTGACAGGAAACTTAGACAGCATTTTCACAGGACTTCCTGAACTATCATTACTAGATTTGCGAAGCACTAGATTGACGGGAAAGATGACCGCTAGCGCTTTCGCTGGAACGAAATTACAGGAATTTAACTGTACAGGTGGTCAATTTGTTACTGCAGTTGGTCAAAACAACTTTTTCGGTAACGATCATATTCCTATTGCAAATGAACCTCCCGGAGCAGTAGGGTCAGATTATGAGGGTGGGTATTATGCAGGAACAATTGTCGATAACAGCAACGAAGAGTATTGGCTAGTTGTTTCGGATAAAAGTCACGAAGTCATACGTTCACGATATGCAATTCTTGGAGGTAACGGAACTTCTGGGTCAACAGATGCAAGGACTGGTTTGGATAATACTACTGTTGAATTTAATACCTCAGCTTATGAAGCGGCGAGTTATGCTTTGGGATTGAGTGTTACAGATGGCGACACAACATACGATGATTGGTATATTCCATCAAAAAGTGAACTTGAAATGATGTATCGGAATTTCAAACCGACATCAACACCCAATGACACATCAAGTGGGAACAATCCTCATTCTAGGCCAACATATACGACAACTTATAATGATAACCCGATAAATCCTACACAAACGCCTTTCAGTGCTTTCCAGACAGGCGGCGCACAAGCATTTTCAACGCCTGCGCCTCAACAATATGTCTCTAACTTCAATTTCTCTTCTGGGACAAGTGGATGGTCAGGGTTTAACGGCGCAACAATATCTGTGCCACAAGGAAGCAGTAATAAGATTCGTGTAACGCAAGATTCTGCCGGAACTGCTGCAGCAGGAACGCCAAGTGCGACTGATGCAGTTGCTGGCAACGCAGGTGTATTCCGGACAGTAACTCTACCTGCTGGGACATATGATTTTGATTTTGAATTTACCGCTTCTAGAGCAACAATTCCTTCCGGGTCGTTTGTTTCTGGCGAAACATATGAAATTGTAAGTGTAGGAACTGCACCAACATTTAATAATATTACATATTCAAGTATCAATCAAACCAATGATAGAATCACGCTAGGTTCTGGTCACGGATTAACTAATGGAACAATCGTCACATTTAGTTATGTTTCAGGTGTCACAGAAAATTTTACAAATCTAGTTAATGGAACAAATTACAGGGTCGTTGACACAGCGGCAGCGTCTGTTAAATTAGAACCTGTCGGTGGTGGCGGTGCAATTGATATTGCACAATCTGCAGATGTGACTCATGCATATACAATTACTGCTGGTGACGGAACTGATTATACGTTTGATGCAGGAACGGATCGAGCCATATCCTTTGCATCCGGAACAACAGATCCTGATCTTATGATACTTTTAGGTGATACTGCAACATTTGATTTAACCGCTTTGTCGGGCGCTCATCCTTTGTATATAAAAACAGCATTGGGTTCAGGCACAACAAATCAAATAATAGATTCAACTGTAACAGGTCAAGGCACAGGCAATGTCTCATTCACTCCAACATCAGCAGGGACATATTATTATCAATGTTCTGCTCATCCTGATATGAATGGATCAGTCCGAGTATTACAGAGATCAGGAACATTTGGTATTGCTGTTGATCTTACAGAGAACTGGAATGATATTGGTGCAAGTACTGTTGCCGTGGGAGCAAACTTCGATGCTTCAGGGTCATATGCTACAGGAACTACTCTTTACGGTGCATCTGTTGCACTCGCAAGCAGCAACGACCTTTATGAGCATTATGTGTACGGATTAATATCATCAGGAACTGATCCTGATACCTCAAGTTTATTAAATTCAGTTGCAAGCTATAAATATGATGCTATAAACGATACTGCTACGATTTCAGGTAATGGGACTACTTCTGCAAGCACATTTACTGTTGATGCGCAAGCAACATATGTTGTAAGTTTAAAATCATTTGCATTTGATCTTGATGTCACGAATATATCAATTCGAAGCAGGGAAGGGTATTATTGGACATCAACTAGCTCATCAGCTGTTAATACTCAAGGTATTGCACAAAACTTCGACAATGGTGAACAGGTTGATGTACATAAAGATCACAGATATTTGGTGCGCCCAGTTAGGCGAGTAAGTAAAAACTCTGACGTATCTTCTGAGCAACAAGGAACATCATTAACATTCCAACCTGTTCAATCAACTTTGGTTAACTTTACACTTGAAGGTCAAGGAAGAAATGCATCGACTGGGCCTAATATACGAGGAAAGATGCCTAATACTGCATATCTTGCACAAATACAAACCTTTAGTTTGACCAATACGCAAATCGAAGGAATTGTTCCTGATTTCAGCAACTCTCTGAACTTGAATAAGTTGATTTTAAGCAATAACAATTTTACAGGTCCCTTTGCAATTAACAATCCTTCAGTGGCGCAAGTTGAAATCCAAAATAACAACTTGACAGGGATAGGGTCACTATTTGCAGCAAATATGTGGAAATTGCATGGTCAGGATAACGATTTTGAAAATGCTGTGCCGTCTTTCGTAGCATGCCAAGATATATCTGATATAAATCTGAGTAGAAATCAGTTTACTGGGTATTTGGCAGGGTCTTTGTCCACAAACCTCGAATTGAAAAAATTAAATTTATCAGAGAATGCATTAACAGAGGGTGCTGCACAGAGAATCTTCGAAGACATGATGACAAACTGGACTGCTAATACACGAGATGGAGTGACTGTAAATTTATCGGGCAATCCTCAAGTGAGAGAATCGAGATTAATTAAAAACGCAACCACAGGCGGAATTATACGAGAGTTGAGATCTGCTGGCTGGACAATATTGCTCAACGCATAGGTATCATAAATGGCAATCGGATTTGCAAAAACATCAAACTTATTCGAATCGCAAGATTCAAATTCTGCGACTAAAATATTTAACAATCTTGCAGGAGAAGGCATTTCTTCTGATATTGCGTTATTCACGAATAACTTACGCACAGTAACTGAACTTGATTACACAAATTTCAAAGCAAGCGCACAATCTTTTCCTTCTGCAGATGAGGTTTTTTATACTGTAGGAAATGCCTCTGCATACGAGTATATAGTCATTCCTTCTAGCGAGTTCGGCAAAGTTCCGTTTAGTAATAATTCGATCATATATGTTGTACAGGATAATAGCATTAAAACTTCGTATATAGTTGATGACAGCAATGGCATTGATAGGTTCAGACTATATGCTTGGAACGGCACAACAAAAGGTGCTGTCGCATCATGGGACGATTTTAAAGATCTTGAAACCAAAAAGTTTTTTAGGCAAGATCCTGTCACATTTGCCAACATAACCAATTACTCTAAAGATCGCATAACAATGAACGATGGGTCAACATCTTTAGAGAATCCGTATTCATTACCAGAAGAGTTACAAACTAGCAATAGAGATCGGTCACAACAAGTAACATTTCTAAAAACTCTTACGCCACAAACTTTGAATAGTCGAATTGATAGTGCAATAGAAAATTTCCGATATAAAGAATCAAGAAGTATACTTACACACAGAAAAACTACACTTAATAAATTATTAAATGTGGGCGGTAGTGTACAAATAGCGAATGATGCTGGGTTAGTGCTAGGAACTACAGCAACCAATGACACAATGCCCGGATTATATATCATGGCTGATGGCGTCAAGGAAAGAGCGTTTTCTGACACAAACAACCCGTGGGTCGTAGGGACTGAAGATTTGACTTCGTATGATACTGACGACACTGTTCTTGCAACAGAAAGTTTTATAAAAACTGGTTCGTCAACGCAAAATGCACAAGTGTTTAATCTACTTTATAAGGGTCCCAACCCACACATAATAACAACAAACGCTTCAGGTGTCAGAGCAACCAATGGTTCAAAAGTAGTCGACTCAACATGGACACATAAAGCCAAAGTTGAAATTAATGGCGAATCATATTATATTTTATTAACTGATCAAGCAAGTACTTTCAGTTAATTCATTAATATCCAATAATCTTTGTAGGTGCTTGCGCCTGTTTTCTCTTTTAGTAGCAACCCTGTATTTGCTGTTGCTGTTGTAGGAGAGGCGACCTCTGTTGTATTAGCCTGATCCATAGTAATACCCGTTATCTCAAAGTCTCCGCCGATGGATAAATGCGGGTGCGATGCAACTGTTGATAATCCTAAGTCAGTTCCTGCAAAAGGCGGTGCGGTATTTAATGGGATAATACACAATTCTTTATCGCCGGTTGTCGGATCGCTTCCAGGATCATTCGCATCTTTTACAAATATTAATGTTCTTGAAGCAGGCAAACTGCCAATGAGACCCGTTGATAATGTGATTGACGGAGGATTTGTTGCACTATTTACGCTAGAAACTCGAGTCGTATTTGTACCTGAAACTATTCCGGGAAGTTGTACGAAATCGCCGCTACTTCCTGAAGTAATATCATTCACATCTGTTAAGAATATTTGCGTGGCGCCAGAATTTGCTGTAACAGCGACTTCTTTTCCGTAAACGCCTTCACATTGCGCAGATACTGAATGATCAGATAGTCCACGATGAGCATATACAAGACACCAATTATGACTACTACTATTAAATGTGTCATTTCCTATAGCTTTAGAGCCCAACAAAACTGTATCCATGTTGGTAGTAGTATCAGTAATAAATACGTGTCTAATTTTCCTACACGTATTTTGCGTAGTGTTTAGTGTTATCATAAGATCATCTGGACGTATATCATTTGTTTCGTATTGATGTCCTGTATAAGGTACAATTACGCCACCTGCGGAATCGTAGGCGTTACCTGCTTCTTTTACACTATGGTTTAGGCTTGCACCCGCACCACCGGAGTAGGTAGTTATATGCTGAAAGATGCCCAACAATCCTTTTGGCTTAACAACAAAATAATTTTGCGATTGACCGACTGTTATTAAAGCACCTGATGCCAAATCTTCGACCATCGACCCCTTAAAGGGTTCCGTGATAATAATATTACCTCTTACTTCATATACTTGAAAATAGGTGTAGCCAGTCGAATTAGCAAAAGCGGGCAATAATATATCACCTTCTTCAACAAATGTTGCTGATGTGTAAAATGTCTTTTCACCTAAATATGTAAAGGCATAATTTGCACCACTATTTTTAACATAATCATTTACAGAGGTTGTCGGAGCATAGTCAATGTACACAGGTTTTTCGTTTTGTAAATATTGATCACTCTTTTTTAATCTGCCGCTGATTCTATTTCTTTTGAAATGATCAAATGTGTTCACCTTTGCCACGCTGTCAGGTGCCAATTGAGGTGTTTTGTACCAATAATTAAAAGGTGTGGTGCTCGAGGCACTATCACCTGTATCCTTTATGTCGAAAAAGAATTTTAACGGGCCGTATGTACTCACACCAGTTTTAAGGTTAGTGCTTGCGCCGGTGCTCTGCCCAGGAATAAGAGTGTGGTCTCCCCCAAATTGCTCTGGACGTGGGTACCATACAGTTAGTCGTATTCTATTCGTTTGTCCTTTAGCTTTACTGCCAAATGGGTTAAAGTCGACACGTAAATCATCTTCACCTATATTCCATGTAAAA